ATGAGTATATAGAACAAGAGTTCAAAAGAAGAAGGGATGGTGTTTGGTTTATGAACAATGGCCAACCAACCTATATTACAGGTAGTCATTATATGTTTATACAATGGTCAAATATAGATGTTGGTTACCCTGACTATAGAGACGCTAATAGAAAGTTTTTCTTATTTTGGCAAGCCTGTAAAATAGATCCCAATTGTATGGGTATGTGTTTTTTAAAGAACAGGCGTTCTGGTTTCTCTTACATGGCTAGTGCTGAGATGGTTAATCAAGCTACTCAAACATATGAATCTAATTTTGGTTTATTATCTAAAACAGGTTCTGATGCTAAAACAATGTTTACAGACAAGGTTGTTAGAATATATAGAAGGTATCCTTTCTTTTTTCAACCCATACAAGATGGTTCTAGTAATCCAAGAGTTGAGCTAGCTTTTAGAGAGCCAGCTAAAAAGATAACAAAAAAGAATAAACATATACAACAATCAGAAGCTCTTAACAGTGTTATAGACTGGAGAAATACAGCAGACAATAGTTATGATGGAATGAAGCTTAAGTTATTAACTCATGATGAGGCAGGGAAGTGGACAGGATCAACATCTATAGCAAAAAACTGGTCTGTTACCCAAACGTGTTTATTGCTTGGTAGAAAAATTGTAGGTAAATGTATGATGGGGTCTACTGCTAATAAATTAGAAGATGGTGGACTAGAGTACAAAAACTTATACTACGACTCTGATGTGACAGACAAGGATTTAAATAGAAGAACTAAATCAGGATTATATTCTTTATTTATACCATCCTATGAAAATCTAGAAGGATTTATAGATGAATATGGGTTCTCTATTGTGGATACACCTAAAAAATCAGTTATGGGTATGGATGGTGTTAATATAGACATTGGAGCAAAAGACTATATAAAAAATAGAAGAGATGGTTTAAAAAACAATACTTCTGAGTTGTCAGAATTTAAAAGACAGTTTCCTTTCACTTCTGAAGAGGCTTTCAGAAACGACTCTATGTCTAGCGTTTTTGATGTAGAAAAAATATATCAACAAATGGACTACAATGAAGTTGTTGAAAACCTAACAACTAGAGGTGATTTTATATGGAAAAATGGTGTTCAGGATGGTGAGGTTATATGGATTCCAAATAATAAAGGAAAATGGGAGGTGTGTTGGTTTCCCAACAAAGATAGGCAAAATCTTATAAACTATAAACACACAAAAAAGAAACCAGGCAATGAGCAATTTTTAGTCTCAGGATGTGACCCCTACGATCATGATACAACAACAGATGGCAGAAGGTCTAATGCCTCATGTCACATATATCATAAATTTACAATGGACGAGAACTCCCCATGCGAACAATTTGTATGTGAATATATAAACAGACCACCCAAGGCAGACATATTTTATGAAGACATGATTAAGCAATGTGTTTTTTATGGGTGTCAAATACTTATTGAAAACAACAAGATAGGTATAATAAAATACTTTGAAAGAAGGGGTTATTATGAATACCTAATGGACAGGCCTGAATCTACTCACACAGACTTTAGTAAAAAGCAAAAAACAAAAGGGATACCTGGTTCTGGTATAGCTGTTATTAATGCTCAAGCTGAAGCTGTAGCTACTTATATTTATGACCACGTAGGTATAAAAACAGGGACTGAAGAGATGGGTAAATGTTACTTTAATAAGCTTTTAGATGACTGGAGCAGATTCGATATAGGTAACAGAACTAAGTTTGATGCAACAATTAGTTCTAGTTTAGCATTATTGGCATCACAAAAATTCGTCTCAATTAAGGAAGAATCGCCAAAATTTGTTAAATTTGTAAAAACTTATAATAATAAGGGGGTCTTATCTCAAAAAATACGATAAATGGAATTTATAGAAAATGCTTTTGAAAAAATAAAAAAGGTTGGTGGATACCCAAGTCCATTTGTTTCTCCAGAAGAAAAAGAAAAGATAGAATATGGTTTAGCTTACTTTAAAAAAATGTATTACGATTGGAAAGATAATGCTGATATGAAAGTTGATAGCAGGAGGTCTAGATACGTTAAGTCAAGAAGTTATGCTCAAGGATCTCAAAATGTTTCTAAGTATAAAGATCTTTTAGATGTTCAAGGTGATACGTCTTATTTAAATCTTGACTGGACTCCAGTTAATATAATACCAAAATTTTTAGACTTAATAGTTAATGACTTAGCTAATCAAGAATACGAAGTTATAGCAAGTGCTATAGACCCTATATCTGAGACACTTAGAGAAAGAGATAAAAAAATGTTATTTTCTAAGATGCTTGTACATCCAGCTATGAAAGAATTTAGCAGGGCCACTGGTTACAATTTAGATCAAAAAGGATATGTTCCTAAAACTCAAGAAGAGTTAGATATACATATGGCTCTTAATTATAAACAGTCAACAGAGATAGCTGTAGAGAATGGAGTAAAGTTTGTTATGAATGTTAATAATTACGATTCTGTAAAAAAAGCAGTTATAAGAGACCTTATAGTTTGTGGTATTGGTGCAACAAAAACATCTATTGATCCAAACACAGGTGTTAAGATTAAATACGTAGATCCTGCTAATTTGGTTACATCATATACTAATAATGAGGATTACAGTGATATACAACATGCTGGAGAAGTTTATACTATAACAATAGGTGAATTAAAAAGAATAGCTGGAGATCAATTAACTGAAGCTGATTATGAAAAAATAGCTAAAGAATACGCAGGTAAAAATCACAATAAAGATATAAGCCCAAATTATGAATCATATATGAATGAATATCAAGATGAGTTTGAATATGATAAATATAGGGTAACTATAATGGACGCAGAGTTTTTATCTGTCAATGAGCTTAAGTACGAAAAGAAGAAAAACGCATATGGTGGTTACACTGTAACAAAGAAAAAAGGTAAATACAAAAAACCAAAGAAATCTAAGTTTGAGAGAGAGCTTATAAAAACATCTGTTAAAGTTGTTTATTCAGGTAAATGGATCGTTGGTACAGATTACTGTATAAATTATGGTTTAGCTAAAAACATGATGAGAAACAAGTCTAACTTAACAGAGACTAAATTATCATATGTTGTGTATGCACCTGGAACACATAAGATGGTTAATAAATCTATGGTTGAAAGAATGATTCCATTTGCAGACCAAATACAATTAGCTCATTTAAAGTTACAACAGGTAATGGCTAAAGCAAGACCAAAGGGTGCTGCATTTGAATTAGGTGCTTTGGAAAATGTATCAAAAGGTGATGGTGGAACATTTACCCCTTTAGAGCTTCAAGAAATATACGACCAAACAGGTAATATATATTACAGAACAATGTCTGACACTGGAGAACCAACAGGGGTTGTTCCAATACAAGAATTAGAAAATGGAATAGGTAATGATATGCAAAAGCTTATATCTATATACGCACATAACCTTCAAATGATTAGAGATGTTACTGGAGTTAACGAAGCTAGAGAGGGTGCTAAACCTCCAAGTGAAGCTTTAGTTGGTGTTCAGAAACTACAGTTAATGGCCTCTAATAATGCCACTAGAAATATAAATGATGGATATTTAAGTATAACTAAAAGGGTTGCAGAATGTATATGCATGAGACTTCAAGATGTTATATCTAATAAAAGTAAATTAAAATCTTACACAAGTGCATTAGGTAAATCAACAATGTCTATGTTTGGAATGAATAAAGACATATCATTACATGAATTTGGTATAACTCTTGATGTTGCTCCAAACGAAGAAGAAAAGAGCCAGCTTGAGGCTAACTTACAAATGTCTTTAGCTCAAAAAGAAATAAGACTTGAGGATGTTATAACAATTAGAAGAATTAAAAACGTAAAGCTTGCTAATCAAGTTTTAATGTTTAGAAGAAAAAAGTATCAGGAAGAAGAGGAGAGAAAGTCTAAAGAAGCTCAAAAAATGAACGCTGAAATACAAAAGCAAACTACAGAGCAGCAGTCTCAACTTAAAATGCAAGAAACTCAACTTATGGCTCAAATAGAACAAGCTAAAATAGAGTCTGAGTCTCAGGCAGAGTTAATAAGACTTGAGTCAGAATTTAAATTAAAGAATCAGTTAGACGACATGCAGCACCAAAGAAGAATGAAAGAAATTGCTCTTAACAATTCTGGTAAAAAAGAAGTTGCTAATGTTTCTGGAAAAATTAAATTAGACTCTCAAGATAGGGCTGCTTATAATCAATCTAGGATAGTTGAACAAAAAAGAGATAGGGCACTACCACTTACTACAGTAGAAACTGCTCAGGACCTGCCACCACAAATACAAGAAAATATTAACAATCCCCTACCAAATATTTTTAAATAATTAGTCGATTGTTAATAAAATATAATATATTTGCAAAAAGTAATAACAATTTAATTTAATATAATATGGCTGAAGAAAATTTAGATATAGCTAGTGCTTTTAGTGAGCTAACTGGCACAGATATAGAAGTTTTTCCTGAATCTACACCAACTGAAAATAGTGAAGATTCAAATTTGGAAAAAAATGTTATTGATTTAACAACACCAGAACAAGAGGAAAAACAAGAACAAGAAACTCCTATGGAAATGACTCAAGAAGAGGAAAGTCCACAGGAGATTATAGAAAGCTCTTTGAAATCAGATTCTCATGAAGAACAAGGCGATCAAGAAACTGAAAGCCAAGAACCTGAAGATGATTCATATAATAAGACATTATCTACGCTAAACGAAACGTATGGCACAGATTATGATAACTTAGATGAATTATTGGATGATTTAGAGGCAGAAAAAAATGATGTAGGTTTTGCTAACGAACAAGTAGAAGAACTTAACAGATTTGTTTCTGAAACTGGGAGAAGTCCACAGGACTTTTTTAAAACACAATCACAGAATTATGACGAAATGTCTGATTCTAATGTAATAAAAGAGTATTTGTCTCTTGAAAACCCAGAACTAACCCAGAAGGAAATAGATCTTTTTTTCGACAGCACGTATAAGCTTGATGAGAATAAATACAACTCTGAAGAAACTGAATTAGGGAAAGTTCATTTAAAAAGAGATGTTTCTAAAGCGAAGCAAGAGTTGAAAGAACTTCAACAAGAATACTGGTCTCCAGAAAAAAATGAAGATGGGTACTCTGAAGAAGAGTTTCAACAAATGCAACAAGAACAAGACCAAGCTAGAGAAACATTTTATAATGACATGGACAAGGAGTTAGATGATATTGATTCATTGACATTTGAAATAAATGAAAGTGGCGAATCATTTAACTACCAACTAACAGAAGAAGATAAACAGGTTGTTGGAGAAGCAATATCTAATTTAGATGACTTCTTCGATCCTTACATGGATGAGGATGGTAATATAGATAAAGAATCTTTGGCTTTAGATATTATGGCTATGAAGCTGCAAGGCAAAATAATCAAAAGTGTCGCAAGTCAATACAGGTCTAAGGGATCTGAACAAGTTCTTAAAGATATTAAAAACCCATCTTTTGAACCTGCTAAGGTTACTGATAACAAAGAAGGTAATTCTATTGGGGACCAGATAGGCAAACAAATTTTTGGCGATTCTACCCTATGGGATTAAAAAGTGTATTAAAATAAATTATTAAATAATAAAATTATAAAATTATGGCAAGTGTAAGTTTAGGCTCTGGGATGGTTTTAAACCCAACAAGTGTTGCGTTAGCTACCCAGGACAATTACGTAAGTGCTCTAACTACTGCTGCTTTAGCTTTGCATAAGCGAGACGTAGATGAGAACTTTGTTAAAAGATATGGTAATCAAGGTATTACTGGTCTTTTAGAATTAGTGGGTGCTAAAAAAGAAGCAACCCAAACAAAATTTGAACATTATGAAGAGGCTTTTATCCACAATGTGGTTAAATTAACTTCACCAGGTTCATTTTCAGCAAATACTATTGCTCACTTTGATTTAACTGAACAAGATAATACTGACCAGTTAAATGGTGACCAATCTATTGATGGTACTAATAATGATAACCCTGTGAGAGCTGGAGATATATTATTAGCTCCTAATGGAGAATTAGGATACTGTACTTCTGTTCAGGCAACGTCTGGAGACGTTAATCTTCAAGCGTTTGATGGAACATTTAGTATGGCTACTAGTACAGAATTTGAGTTTGCTATTATAGGTAATATGCACGCTGAAAATACTGACCAGCCTTCTTCGATTCTACCTAGAGTTCATACATATACTAATGAGTGTATGATTATAAAAGAATCATTTGAAGTTTCAGGTACTGAAGCTACTAATGTTACTTACTTCAAGGTTGATAACGAAAAGATGGGTTCTGGTTACCTATGGTATTTAAAAGGTGAAGCTGATACATATAAGCGATTTTTAGACTACTGTGAATTAATGTTAATCATGGGTCAAGAAAATGTAAATACTGGTATTTCAACTTTAACTTCAACTGAAGGTTTACTTTCTTTCATTGAAAATAAAGGTCAGTCTATGGATTTAGGATCTGCATCAATTACTATGGCAGACTTTGACGCTATGGTTAAGTCTTTAGATAAATATCGAGGTGCTAAAGAGATGGCTCTTTACGCTGGTATTGATTTATCTTTAGATATTGATGACTTGTTAGCTGCACAGGGAGCATATGCTGCTGGTGGTGCTAACTATGGTACGTTCCAAAATAATAAGAATATGGCTCTAAACTTAGGGTTTAATTCTTTCTCTAGAGGTGGATATACATTCCATAAGAAAACTTATGACGTGTTTAATCACCCTAAATTATTAGGAGCTGTTGGTCACAATTACTCAGGATATGGTATGTGTATTCCTATGGATACCCAACGTGATGCTAAGAGTGGTGCAAAGATACCATCACTTAGAATCAGATACAAGTCTGCTAATGGTTATTCAAGAGAGATGGAACACTGGTTAACAGGTTCTGCTGTTCTTAAGAACAAAACAAACTCTGAAGATAACTTGAAGTCTCACTATAGAACTGAGAGAGGATTTGAAGGATTTGCTCCTAACAGATTTATGTTAATCAAGAAATCTTAATTATTAACCTTATAAAAATTATATAAAATGAACGAAAAATATTTTTATGTTAGAATGGATTCTACGATAGGAAACGATGATGATGAGACAAATGGCTCAACTGTATTCAAAGTTTCTGACATGATTAGCATGGGGTCTTCTGGTAACACTGGATTAGCTTTACGATTTAAACCTCGTTTTAATGCTTTTGGTGCAGACCAAGATGACACTACTGGTACAGTTCTTAATAAGACAGATTCTGTTACATTAACAACTGGTACTAATGCTCAGAAAGCTGTTATAGAAGCTATATTAGCTGAAGTGCAAAAGCCAATGATTGCTGGTGCACCTTATCTAATAAACTTGTATGACGCTGTTAATGCAAATAGTGACATTAAAGGTGTTTCTGGTGCTTCAGTTGCACTAGCTGCTTCTCAGTCTTAATCAATCTAATTGACAACTGTCTTGAAATGATATACAGGCAGTATAAAGAACATATCTAAGGAAAGTGGGGTAGCCATGCATGTAAAAGCCCTGTTACTCCCTTTCCAAGGGTATTTAATTTTAATTTTAATTTAATATTTAATATAATGAATAAGAAAAAAACATTCCCAAAAAAGAAAGCTGAAGTTAATACAGGAGTATTAGAGCCAGTTGAAGCAGAGGTAGACTTTAAAGTACCTCCAATGCCTAAAAAAACAAACCCTTTTGTTGATCCATCTTTTGGCAAAAAATCTGAAAAACCTAGTTTATACAGACTTATTACTGGTAAAAAGAATAAGTTTACTAAAAGAACACAATATCCTGTTGTTTACATGATTAGGGCTGAAGATATTATCTATGATCCTATTAAACAAGTTAATAGAAAAATAAGGTACATACCTGGAGAAGCTTCTATATATGAAGATGAACAAAAGAAAGACGCTAAAGTAAAAGCTCCTATAATTTTTAATGAAGGTGTTTTAGTTGTTAATAATCAAAACCCAACTTTAAAAGCTTATTTAGATAATTGCAATTCAAATAAAAATAACCCTAATAGAATGAAGGATAGAACTGCTGTGTTTGAATTAGTTAATAAATCTACAAATGCAAAGCAAGTTATTCAAAAAGAAATGAAAGAAATAGACGCAATGTCTCTAGCTCTTAAAATGCCTATTAATAAACTTATTGGGTATGCTAAAGTTTTAGGTGTAAATGTTAATAAAAGCACAGAAGAAATTAGGTATGATATGAAAATATTGGCTAAAAAATCTCCTAGTTCTTTTATAGCAGGTTTAGACGATCCTATGACAAGCATAAAAGAAGTTATTATAAATGCTGAAGACTACGCTATAATAAAAATCGAAAGGAATAGAGTGTCTTGGAAGAAGGGCGATCAATTAAATCTTATATGCCATGTGCCTGTAGGTGTGAACGCTATTGAGCATTTTGCCAACTACTGTTTACAGGAAGATGGAGAACGTGTTTTTGAGGAAATGAAAAAACAAATAGAAAGATTTAATAGTTAACAAATAAAATCATATCTGTTTTTTAGAGGGGGTTGCTTTTGTAACCCTCTTTTTTTTGTTATATTTGTATATTATGACAATAGATGAAGTATATAAGTTTGTAAAGCTAATGGCTAATAAAGAGAACAGGGGTTGGATAAAACCATCTGAATTTAATTTATTAGCTACTAGGGCACAGTTAGATCTTATTAAAGATAGAGTTGGTAGTATTTCGCAAGATGGTGTTGTTAATGGATACAAAGATAATTCTCAATTACAAGATGAATTATATGGAGCTATAACTGAAGCTACGCTAACAGTTACTAGTGAAGTTTTCACATTTCCAGCAGATTACTTAAATTTTTTAAGCTTAACATATAATGGTGTTGAGGTTGATATGGTAAACTCTAGCTCAATAACTAGAAGGGTAAAAAGTCAATTAAACCCACCAACTGAAGACTTCCCAGTGGGCGTAATAACGTCAACAGGTTTTAGGATTTATATTACTGATAGTGGTCCAATTAATAATGGAAATGTTATTTTAAGATATATAAATATTCCAACAGCTCCAAACTGGGCATTTACTGTAGTAAACAATGTAGAAGTTTATAACCCATCTAGTGCAGTTCAGTTAGTTTTAACAGAAGGCACACATAAAGAAATTGCTCACAGAATACTAGCATACATTGGCGTAACTCTTAGAGAAGCTAATATAGTAGAATATGGTACAACAACAGTAGTAGAACAAGGTAAATAATGGCAACAAAAGGACAAATAGTAGAACAGGTTCTTAAATTAGTAAATGGTGGAGATATAAGCGATGACTCGAAAGCCACAATGCAAGAGGTTGGAACTCTCCTTGAACATGAAAGAGATGCTTTAGTTAGAAAAACTGTAATGGAAAATGCTGCTATAGGAGAGCATGAAATTCCAAGTGAATTTTTAAGTTATCATAAATTATTATTATCAGGAGATGAAACTTTTGGAAGTTCTCCAAGGCCATACGCAAAACTTCCTCAGATGCCAGTAAATCTACCAAACGATGGAAGCATATACAGAGTTTGTAAAATAGCTAGTCCAGCATATAAAGATCATGTTGATGCTTTTAATGTTACAGCACCAGCTTACACTTTAGACAATGGTGCTTATAGTGATAATGGTTTTGACTTTACTCTTAAAACAGGAACTCATGATTTAGGAAATAAGTTTGTTTTATCATTTAATCATGGACCTGATGCATCAACACTTAAGAGTTATCAGTTTACGTTTAATTATGAAGAGCCATCAGACTCTTATAATAACGCTAGGCCAGTTACTGAAAGAAGTATTAAGCCAGCTTTCCTTCATTTTAGTTTAATGAAAAACAAGGCTTTTACTAAATTTTTAGAGGGAAATCGTCTATATTTTCACTACTTTCAACATAATGAAGGTGTAAATGATAGTTTTAGAGAAAATTTTAGATTTATAAGTAGCGATCTTGCTAATAGTTTTGGTGCAGCAAACGCTGATAACTTGGATATAAAGTCAGTTTTAACAAATGAATCTATCATAAGTACAGATACAACAAACCCAACAGTTAATGCTTCGTGGACTGCAGGTGACCAAGACACATACCCCACATCAGGATTAATTGTTCAGATATGGTATCCTAAAAACAAAAGATTATTTGACATGGAAGCAGATTCTTTAGGCGTTAAAGCTAAAGGTTCTTGTTATTTAAACTGTGCGTTAACAATAGATGCAGAAGAAATGGAAAATGATGGATACAGTGGTGTAACTTCTGCAGGAGTTAGAAGAATGTTTATCAATAGGTTTGGTGCAATTTTAAAACAATATGGAGTTGAGGTTGATTTTGATGGGCCAGAAGGAGCAAGCACACAGTTGATCTTTAAAGAATCCTATCCACTTGGTGGATTTTCTAATGTTGTAGTTCCAACCATTGGTACTGTTGGTGGTACTTTAGCTGCTTATGCTGCAGTAGCTGGCAGTAAAGAACTTTCTGAATTAGCTAAAGGTAATGATATGACTTGCTACTCTAGGATGCCTAATCCTGGTATATACTCAAAAATGTATGATAGTGCTATAAATTTAAGTGGTAGAAAATACTGGTATAGACAAGAGGGTAGAATATACTTATATAATGAAGCTTTAAATTTTGATTTAGGGTTTGGGGAAATAAGTAATGCAGAATCTTATATATTAGTATGGATGCTTTCAAAGTCAGGCTCTCTAGGATTTAACGATGAGTTTCCTGTACCATCAGACTCAATAAAAGACATAATTGCTTCTTTGGTTGCTACATTCACAACCATGAGAGCAGCAAAAGAAGATTTAACCAATGATAATGTAGATATAGTATAATGTATATAAAGTTAGAAGAAATAATAAATGATATTCTTGTAGAAGAAGGTAAGACAAGTGAGAATGAATTTCTCAGATATTTTAAACTTGGACTAAATGGCTTAAAAGAATTTAACTTTGATGTTAGTGGTGGAATAAGAACTTCAGAACTTATAGTTGATGCTAACACCCTAACTGCTACACTTCCTGGTGACTATGTTAAATACACAAAAATAGGGGTTTATGGTAATGATGGAGATATACATCCCCTAGGTTTAAGAAATCAAAAGTCACTTATATCTACTGCTGCAAATTCTTTGCAAGTTAATGATGATGAGCTAAATCCAAGTTACTTTGAATATTCTCAAGAGTATGGTATTGGTGGTGGAAATAATGCTAATGGATATTATAGAATTGACCTAGAAAACTCTACAATACATTTTAGTTCTGAATTGTCAGCAAAAAAGATTATTTTAGAATATATATCTAATTCTCTTAGACATCCAAAAGAAGGACACGTTGTTGTTCATGAGTTTATGGTTGACGCAATGAAGTCTTACATATATTGGAAATCTATGCAGAGAAAAAGGAATTTTCCTCCAGCAGAAAAAGAAGCTGCAAAGAGAGAGTATTATAATGAAAAAAGACTTGCGAGAGCTAGAATGTTAAGTTTTACAAAACAAGAGGCTTTACAGACCATAAGAAAATCGTTTAAGCAAGCTCCAAAAATTTAGATAAATGCAGGATAAAAGAAATTTTCAAGGTGGGCTTAACAGAGATGATGATTCCAGGGTTTTACCCAATGGAGATTATTATTATGCTCAAAATATAAGGGTTTTATCTTCTGAAGATAGAAACACAATGCTTCTTGAAAATGTGAGAGGAATGAAAAAAGAAACCTACTCGCAAAGAATAGCAAATTCAGTTGCAGGAGATTACAAGGTTGTTGGTTGCTATGAAGATTCTCCAACAAATTGTTTATATTATTTTGTGTGGCATAGAAATTTTTTTCACTTAATATTAGAATATAACATAAACACAGATTTAATAACAACTGTGTACAGAGATAGTGGTAATGTGGATAATAACGCTTTACACTTTGATAAAAACACTATCATAACAGGAATAAATAAAATTGATGATTTATTATATTGGACTTGTGACAATCAATACACGACTATACGTAGAACTTATCATAATGAGCCAAAATATATAAACGTAGAAAAAGCTAAGACTGGTTGGGCTAGATATTATAATAATGGTAGTTTTGGTTCAAATCCATCAGACTATGCCATAGATTCAGTTTATCCATTTGAGTTTTATTTATCTTATATGGATCCAGGCTATGATGATGCAACTGGTGGAACAACTACAGGTAAACATCTTTATTTAGATGTCTGTAAACCAAGACCTATTGCCCCTATATACCTATATCAAACGCCTATTAAAAATATAACATCTACTGCAGTACAGTTGGGTAGTGGAGGTCTTGAGATGCAGGGTCCACCAGACCCAGATAACGACAATGAGACAGAAACTGTGGCAAGTGAAACAGTAAGTCCAGGAGCTGTATCATATGCAAATGTGGGCATGGAATCTTTAGATGCCACAGAAGAGATGGACTTTGCTTATAAGAAAAACAATTTGTATGGTCATATGTGGCAATTTGCTTGCAGGTTTATATATAAAGACAATGAGGTTAGTGCTTATTCTGATTGGAGTTATGTCCTTCCTGCTCCTCAATACGCAACAAATAAAGTTGATGAATCAAAACAAAATGCTTACAACGAAGTAAGAGTTTATTATCCAAATGGACCTGCTAACGTAAGAAGTATTGAGATAGTTGCTAGAAAATGTTCTTACATAGAAACATCTCCAGATGAAGGAAATAAGGGGGAATATTATTTAGTAGCAACTGTTGATAATTATTATTATGATAGTAGCTTTACATCAGCTACAGGAGACTACAACCCACTTCCTCAAACATATTATGGATGGAGTAATACTCCAACTAGAAATATACCATTTATAACATCTTTAAACACTAGTGGACAGGTTATAGGAGTTTCAGATTTTGTAAATGAGGAGGATACTGGTGGTCAAACATCTGTGGTGGGATCAAGTCCTGTAAATTCAGGTTTTATAAACTTTAGAAACGATGGTGTTTATGCTCAGGTAGACCCAGTTGCTTTTGATAAATCTTTTGACCAAGTACCTCTTAGGGCAAAGGCTCAAGAGATTATAGGTGAAAATAGAATTGTATATGGTAATTATATTGATGGATTTGACCAAGTAAATGTACACTATCATTTATCTCCTGTTTATGGTGAAAACTCGAATAACCAACAATTTGTTGTAGACGCATTAGCAACTGCTGAAACTCCTAATCCATGGGGCTCTGTAAGTGGATTTACAGGAGAAGGTGCTACTGATGAATTGGTTGGAGATGGGGCTAAATTTTCAAGTGGAGGTGGTATTCATGGTACACTAGCAGATCAATGGAATGAGTATATGTCTGGGTTAGAGTATATGACCCAATACGAAGGACAAGAATATAGTTATCCAGATTATTCAGTTTTAAATGGATGGGAAGGTGGTAAGGCTTTTGGGTGGGATGCTAACTTAGCCAGAATAAAAGTTAGAGTTTACTTTCCTACAATTGTTGAGTCTGGTCAAGTTTTTCATTTGAGGCTTGAGTCAAGGGTTAGGTATGGTGCTGTTAATGTTTTTGGTGGTAATTCAGTAAAATATCCTTTTGGTGATGCCACTGGAAGTAATATCTCTGACCATTTAAAATATGATTTTTTTGGTTTTATGATAGACATAAAAAAACAAGCTGGTGGTGGAGGTCTTGGCACTATGATAGACGAATTTATAGCAGATATTAAAGCAATGGCAAACTGGGAACAGTCAGATGATGGTGGTGGTATACCAGACCTTAGAGGATCTAACAATCCAGATAGTGAGTTTTATAACCCTAATCATGCATATCTAGATAACCCTATAAATGGTGGAAAGCAATATACTCATTGGATGTCTCCAGCCACTGGTAATTATGCTGGCACTATAGCTAATTATGCTTTTAATGCAGTACAGGGAGCAGCCCCCATGAGGCTTAGAGGTATTGGAAAGTTTGACACTAGTTTTGGTTCTCAAAATGGTTTATGCCTTGTCTTTGGACCATATGGCCAAAACTTAAATGATATAAATACAAATAGTCTTTGTTTTATAGATGATAAAGTTGTTTATGATGACTCTCATAGACTTCCAGATGGAACAGCAGTTAGCAACCTGCATGGATGGGTAACATTTGGTGGAACCTACGCGAGTTCCTTAGAGTGTGGTGGCTGTACTGATGGATTAGGTTTTGCCTCAGGGTGGCAATCTTTTGATGGTAGTGGTGGAGAAAATGATACACAAAGAGGGTGTAGTAATAGTTCTACTGGTGGTGGATGGAACGATTCTGGTGCTAATGGTGTAACTGGTTATTATCCAATGATGGGATATAACTCAGCAGGATCTAGTACTACCAATGCTGTTCTTCTCCAACTTGGAGTGCTGGGAGACCCATATGATGGTGACGCAGGTTCTTCATTTGGCCCTATTCAGTCAGGAACTAGCACTGCCTGGTCAGAGGTTACAGGCTTGAATATGCCTATAACTCAAACAATGATGGATATAGATAGTACATCAGCATTTAAGTCTGGTGCATGGCATAGATTTGGTTTAGTTTATTATGACTATAAGGGGAGAAGTTCTAGTGTTATGCTAAACAATGAAGACTTAAGAGATACTCTTTATGACAGAAACCCCTCTGTATATGTAGGGTTTCCCACTGAAAGAAAATTTCAACAAGGTTCAGATTTTTCTTCTTTTACAGATAACGTATCTACAAACAACCCAAGTGGTTTAACAAATCAAGCATTGACAAATAGTCAAAAACTTGGTCCAGCAGATATACATTGGAAAATATTCAGTAGACCACCTCTGTACGCTACTCACTATCAATGGGTGTATGCTAGAAATACTTCTATTGGTAAATTCATGCAATTCAGAGTTTCTACAGCGTGGATAAATAAAGCGTCTAAGGCAGGTGTTTCTATAGCTGAAGGTCAGGTAGATACTAAGATATATATATCTCTAGACACTATGGATGGTAGAGATTGGAGTTATAGTCAAAGAAATAGGTCTCTTGTAGGTGAATGGAGTTTTGCAGAGGGAGATAGGTTAAGACTTATATCTGATGGAACTGGAACTGTGTTTGATAAACATTATGACTTAAAAGTCAGTGATGTAGCTAACTTCCCTGATAGGTTTGAGTTAGGAGGTGGTAATATGGAAGAAACTCAGGTTGTTACTGAATCTCCTGTTGGTGGTGATGGAGATAATCCTCAAACAACTAAACCAGGAAAGTTTGTAATAATAGACGACCCTGGCATATCAGGATATGGTGTTGCTGACGCAGATAACACTGATAATGCAAACACAAATGGATATATAAGTGGGTGGCATAAAGTTACTGTTGAAATTTATAGACCAAAGAAAAACACGTCTGAAGACCAAAGTGTTTATTATGAGTTTGGTGAGAG